CATTTCAATACCCCCGCAAAACATAATAATGTCAATTACATTTTACAGTACATCCCTACTATATGTCAAATAGACTTGACATAAAAATATAAATCTAGTAAACTAGACATAAGAAAGGGGGAAACTAGATATGGCATACAATATTGCTGAAATTAGAAAATCAAAGAAAATGACCCAAAAAGAACTGTCCAAAAAGTCCGGTGTGTCTAGGGCTACTATATCTAAAATTGAAAATGGTGAGACTGTAGAAGTTAAATTGTCTACAATAGAAGCAATTTCTAATGCATTGGATATTAATTGGACTGAACTTATAAGCTAAAAATCTAGTATACTAGATATATAATTGAGCGAATTACTTCGAAAGTATTATAAGGACGTGAACATGGAAAAACTAATCATGAATTCAGATAGGGATTGTACTGGAACGTTT